TAACTTACAGTAAACTTATAGTAAAAGTAGTTTATAGATTTATGACAGGTGGCACAAACAGGAAATTCGTTGATGCTGATTTTACCGTCATTTTACACCTGTTTTCATGATCAATATTGATAAGACATAGAAGGTTATAGGCCAAGCAATAGACGTTGACTGTGGTGAGTCTCAAAGCCTTACATAACACATCCAGAGGCACAATGCAAGCATTAATTGACAGGCCGACCTGTAGAATATCTTTTTGGTTTTGTACGTGTAGAACGCCTCTTGTAAAATGTAAAAAATAACAAATAATCAAAAACCTAAAACCGGAAGCACTGTAAAAACAAATGAAAACTAAACTATTAACATCGAAAATGAAGGAGAATAAAAATGGAGACTAAATCGAAGTTTGTTGATCTAAAAAACTTACCAAAAAAGCGTGTTGAAGAGCCAGAAGTTTGGATTGATGAAGAAGAATACTTGGTTGATAAACTCAAAATCGAAGAATTATCAGCATGGACAAGGGAGCATATTTTAACTCCGAACGTGATGAATATTGATGGTTGGAATAAATAATAGAGTAAAATGAAATGGAAAAGAAATACACAGAAGAAAAATATAAAGAACTCGGCTTTATAGTTTTGAACGATGGCAGAGTAAAAGACAAAAAGGGGACTATCTATTGTCCGAGGAAATCACAATCGCCGTTGAAAGCGATTAGATTGTTTTGTTTGGAGTGTATGGGAATGGATCGCAGGAGCTTCAACAGCCCAAAACCTATTGATGATGTGGCCAACTGTCCAGATCCATGTTGTCCCGTTTTTGATTTCAGATATGGCAAGAATCCGTTCATCACAAGAAGTTTGACAGATGAACAGCGAGAGGCAGCACGTGAAAGAGTGAAAGTTATTCGTGGAGCCTGATTAGATGTCTACTGCTTTGCATCAGAATCGACGGCAAGACTATAGGGCAAGGGTTAGTATGCCTTTGATAGTAACAGACCATGTGAGGGATTTTATGGCAGTACAAGAAAAGATAATCAGCGGTGAAAGCACACGGGTGGTGCGGCCTCTATTCCAGGAGGCAGGAGACGGTTCGATTCCGATCTCACCGCTCCAATTGAAAATAATCAGGATCCCAAAGAAGACTTTTGAAAAGCTAAATGTGTTGTGGCATTCAAGATTGCCGCGACCTGGTGGCTTTTATGTGAATGGGATTTTCTTTGGAGCTGAATATAACAATTATTTATTTGCTGTTGCTGGATGGAGTAATCCTATCAACATACATTTTAATGGGATGGATACATTGGAGTTAAGAAGATTTGCAATTTCTCCCGAAGCACCCAAAAACACTGCTTCCCGTGTATTGGCAATTATGAGTATTCTGATCAAAAAGGAATTTCCTGATATTTGGAAATTCATTTCCTATCAAGATACAGAAGTTCATTCAGGCACAATTTATAAAGCAACTGGGTGGAATGCAGTAAATATCTCTAAACCGGGGAAGTCAACATGGCTGAATCATCCACGGCCTTGCTCTGCTTTACAGACCACAGCACCAAAAATAAGATGGGAAAAGCAGATTAGACCGGAGCCAGAGCACCCTAACAAATATCACTATGTAAAAAAGCCAGAAAAAGAACAGCCACGAGGGTTAATTCCCTGGGATGATTTACAAACGGAGATTCAAGTATGTTAGCAGAAGCAAAAAAACAATCAAGACAAGACAGAATACAACTTTGGCGGGAAAATTCACCTGAAGGATTTCTTGCATGGTGTGAAGATATCAAGCCGCGGATTAAACAAGATGATGGCTATAAGCCCATAGTATTTACTGAAAAGCAATTAGAGCTTATTTATAAGATCTTGGAGCCAGCCGCTAACACTCCCACAATCACAAAGCCGAAGCCAGTTAAAAAGCTGACTAAAAGACAGCTTAACGCACGGAAAGCAAGACCAGCAAAAAAAGCAATTATAAAAGATGTTGAACTGCCTCAAATCCGTGAATCTGTCTGGGCACATAGTATGAGCTTAATTTGCCAGCCCCGCCGCCACGGTAAATCTTCTATTATGCGTTTAATCGTACTTTGGTTGACTTCTACACGAACAAATATAACCTGCCAACTCCTTGGCAGTACGGAGAGTTCAACCCGTAGAATATTATTCACACCTATCCGTAAAATTATAGAAAACACACCTGCCCTTTTGAAGATATTCCCAGAAAAAAATATGTATGTTTTTGAGTTGTTTTCCATTGATGCGTTGGGAAACACTATCCAGATGAGCCCTGGCAATAATCCAAGCACTGCTTACGGCGATAAATTGGATATTATTTTTGCTGATGATCTTCACAGTTTTCCAGACATGGATAGTTTCGATGCTTTTTTGAGTGCTACCCTTGATAGTGAAGCAAGTTTGGTTTTACTATCATCCAATGCAGATGAAAAGGGCGGCCCTGTTCACCTGATTGAACAGGCAGCGGAAACCGATGAAACCATTTTTTCCGATTACACATTTTATGAAGATTTTGAAGATTATGCAGAAAAAGCGCCAGCGTGGATTAGTAGAAAGAAAGCAAAAAGAGAGCAAAAGATTAAACTTCCTGCGGCGTTTTCCAGAGATATACTTGGAAAACGGAGTGATGCAAAATCAAGCCTTTTCAGTTCTGTGCATATAGAAGCCTGTAAATCTCCGTTCAAGTGGCCTGTTGACAGCATAGAAGCAATTACACAGGGCAGGACATATCGAATCGGCCTGGGATTAGACAGAAGCAAGAGCCTTTTGGGAAGTGCGACGGGTGGTGATAATTCGATCATTACTATAATTTTGAAACTTGCCAGCCCGCAGAATGAAGAGCCAGAGTTTTATATTTTGGATCAGATAAATTGTATTCCCAACACAGACAACAATATTAAACGAATAATTTTGAACGCACATAAAAAGTATAAGCTGGACAATTGCTGTCTTGAAGATTATGAAACGTTATCACTTGTACCATTTTTACAAAGCCAAAAAATTCCGGTTGAAGTTGTATCGCCTCATAGTACACGCCAAAATCAAGTATTTCCTGAACTAAGTAGAATTTGCAGAGAAAACCGCTTATTTTTTCCAAAAGATGCCAAGAAGTTGATCTCTGAAATGAGTACTTTTAGTTATCACAAAGCAAAACGAGGCGAAGGCTTTAGCTTTGGGCATTCTATGCGAAATCAGAAGGATGATAGGATTTACAGTATGGCATGGAGCGTGTATAGTTTAAGAAGCGCCATTTTGAATCTCTATTCTTTGAAGTCAATTGTTTGCCAGTCAAAACGAAGTAGTCGAAAAAGTTGTTACCTTATGGGCCAAGGTGATATGGAATTGTATTGCTCTGAAACCTGCCCAGCCGCACAAGAAGTATTAGAAATGTACCAACAATTTCAGGCTTACCAAATGGATAGTGAGATTTTACTTCCAGAATTTTTTCATGAATACGTAAAACTCACAGGAGCCCGCATTTCTCAAAGATAAAAAATCGTACTCTCCGACCTTGACAAAATGGAATTTATCAAATACCATCCTCAAAAGTTACCATATTTAAAAGAAATACGGTGTAAAAATTGCAACAGGTTAATCGGGCAAACACGGGGCACGTTAACAGGAGGCTATTTTACTACTAAATGTGGGAAGTGTGGCAGATTTGTGAATATTGGCACACTTGCCACGATTAACTAAAACAGCATAATTACTTAGAGCCCAAACCATCAAGAGGCCATTTTGTGACATTAGTCACATTGTGGCCTTTTTTTTGTGCCTCGGAGAAATTAAATGCTTTTCAAGTCAATTGCTAAAGACGTTACAGATCAGATGTATATTGATGCTAACCTGAAAGCCGCACAAGATCGTAAAAATGAAGTAGTAAAGAGGCTTTCACTATACCATGATCAAATGGAAGATTACGTAAATATTGATCTTGCTAAGCATCATAACGACCCTGATGTTTTGACGCCTACATATTTCAACCTTGTGAAAAAACTCTGTAATAATCTCGCTATGGCCTACTTGTCAAATCCAACACGGGAAGTAGTCGGAACAAAAAGAGATCAACAAATATATCAACATATCATTGAAAGTAGTAAATTAGATGTGAAGATGAAAGTTGTTTCCCGCTATGCAAAATTATTGAAAACATTATTGATCAGACCGATTTGGCGAGACGGAAAAATTGAACTGGACGTTCTGACAGGCGATATTTTAGACATTTTGACTGCCAACACCGTTGAAAAGTTGGAACGGGTGATGATTACAAATTATCCGCAAAGTGGCAAGCAAAATGATATCAATTACTCTGTTTGGGATAAAGATATATTTAGGCGCTTGGATCACAACGGAAATGAAATCGAAGTTGAAGAAAACCCATATAAACTACTTCCTTTTATTCCAATTTGGGATTCATGGCCTTGTGCTGGAACTTTTTGGATGCCAGGCGGTGATGATCTCATAAATTGCCAGGAAGCAGTAAACGCACGCCTGACAGAACTTCAACTCACACTGAGATATCAGGCGTTCGGAGTTGCAGTCAGTAAAGGTATGAGCGATGGAACTGTAAGGGAGGTCGGGCCAAACAGCGTTATCGAAATTCAAGACCCTGAAGGTTCATTTGAGTACAAGAAAACACATTCACCGATTGCAGCCATGCTGGAAGCAATAGAATTCCTCAGCAAAAATCTTGCAATCACTAATGGCCTTCCAGCTCAAAGTATGAGTATCAAAGCCACCCAAGAAAGTGGTTTGGCCAAAATTTCAGGCAATAGAGAACTTGAAGAGAGTAGAAGGGATCAACTAAGTTTATTTTCTACTTTTGAAAAAGAATTATTCACTATGAATAAAATCATTTGGAATTATCACAATCCAAACAGAAAACTTAGTGAAGAAAGTAGACTGAAAATTGATTTTGCAGATCCGAAACCTGTTTTAGATCCGCTGAAGCAAGTTGAAAGTTTTGAAAAAGAACTGAATATGGGAACTAAATCGCGGACTGATATTTTGATGATCCAGAATCCAGACTTAACGAAAGAAGATGCACAAGTAAAACTGCAAGAAATTATAGAAGAAAACAAACAGTTCAACCCGCCCACTCAGGCGTTAAAAGAGGAAAGAGAGTAAATAATGTCAGATGAAAACGTAAACATCGACGACACAGATGGAAGCAAAAACACAGACCAGACCAACAAATCAGGAAACGCACCTGTAAACAGCGGAACCACGGTGCCCATTTCTCGCTTGAATGAAGTACTTGCACAGAAAAAGCAAGCTATTGATGCCTTGCAGTCTATGGCTGATGAACTCAAAAAAGATATTCCAGAAGAGTTTCAGGAAATCGTTCCAGCCTTAGAACCATTGGAGCAAGTTAAATGGATCAGAAATGCAACGAGTAAAGGTTTATTCACCAAGATAAAAGAAGATGGTCTGGACACCAAACGATCAGGAATTAAACCAAAGCCTGATTACGGTAAAATGCAGCCGGATGATATTTTGAAAGCCGGTTATTCAAACAAGTAAATTAAATTTCCAAGTTAGTGTGCATCACAATTGCTTCCCTGCGAGTGTGTGACAAACATAACTTCAGGGAGGTAGTAAAATGGCCTACAGTTTATTAGAGGCGTCCAAGTTAAAAAATGATCCATTGCAGAGAGGATTTTGTGAAGTATTATCGCGGAAGTCTCCAATTTTGCAGGAACTTCCATTTCTAAACATTAACGCAACAGCATATTCTTATAACAGGGAACAAACGCTACCCAGAATTGATTTTCGTGCTCTGAATGAAGATTACACCGAGGGAAGCGGCACTTTAGATAAAATTACTGAATCGCTTGCTATACTTGGCGGAGTAGTAGACGTGGACAGAATTTTAGCAAAAGCCGGTGGTGATATTAACGACCTACGAGCAATTGCTACTTCATTGAAAGCGAAATCACTTGCACTTCGTTGGAATAAGGAATTCATTAAAGGAAATGTCGCAACTGGCGATGCTAAGGGCTTCGACGGTTTACAAGCAAGGATCAGCTTAACAGGCAGTCAGCTCGTGGAAAATGGGGTTTCAGACGGCGGAGATGCTTTGTCGCTGGCTAATCTTTCGGAGTTGATCGACACTGTGGCGGAGTCAGATCCAGATATATTGCTGATGAATAAAACATTA